CGTATAATACCCGGTTGCCCCTATTTCAGGAAGCGAAGTGGTAGGCGCCGTTACTTGGGTTCCATCCGGATTATAAACTCCGTATTCAAGATCACGGCCGGTAATGTATCCAAATGTGATTTCGTTTGCCATCGTTTACGCATCAACTAAATAGCCAAAAAAGTCAACGTAGTTTGTTTCCCCGCCACCGCCGCCACCAATTGTAATTTGGATAACATCCGACGCGGCCAGTACCGGAACGGCTACCGTTGTTGCCGCAGGAACCGGCAATACCCATCCCGCTTCTGTTGCCGAATCGACGTTAGTATGAAACGTTTGTGTATCCAAAATCGAATTGGCAGAGGTTCCAGTACTTCCGAATGTGGCCGTACAATCTACAGGATCGGCGCCAGGACGAACACAGAAACCAAACGGGATACACTTCTTTCCAGAAGGAACTGTATATAGCGTTGTTGCCCCGGTTGCGGCAAAAGAAACTGCCGTTGACGACAATAAAGCGATTGTTTTTTCTTTTGAGTCCGCCATTAAAATATCCCTTTCTTTTTTATTAAGAGCCGTATCGAGCCAAAGACAGATCATACCTTCCGCTGGTATTGTTTTCCTGCGCGGCAATCACCCTGGCCTTCGCCTCCGCTACTTTCAATTCCTCTTTCACTGCCGCCGCCAATTGTGCTGATTTTGTACCCACCAGGGGGGGAATCAATTTCAGAGCCAGCCGCAGTATGAAAACTTCCGTGAACAATGAATCCCAATCATCCGGGTCGGCCATGCTCTTAATATATTTGATATTCAGAGTGTCGTAATTGGTTAAGATACGATTGCCTTCCAGTGTCCATCGCTCATCTGCCAGGTCAGTTCCGTCATCCTCATAGACATCGATCAGCCGGACAAAATCTGACGGAAGGTAATATTGATAAGTCCACTTGTACGTTGGAGTCAGTGCGGTCTGAGTTAAATTGCATACGCATTGCTCCGCGTCTGAATCATCCCACCAATAGACAGTTTCTCCCTCGTAGGTCAGTTCAATTCCATTCCAATACACCGTAGAAACAGTTCCATTAGTGATGGTTTCTCCGTCTTCAAACGTTCCTGTCGCCCGGATAATCTCGTACTCGGTATCAGAAGTAACGGTCAGAATCTCCGCCGTGTACCCGTTGTTGATCCCGGTGATGGTGTCCCCGACCGCCCAAGCCGATGTCGGGGCGAACGAAAGAGTCAATGTGAATATCTTATACAATTCTGCGCGGGTTGTCAGCGAAGGCCATTCAAACGAACGAAACAAGGAGTCCCTTGTTTGATAGAAGTGTCGAAGTGCCGTTTTGTGCCCCACGGTCGTTGTGTCGGCAAGCGTAATCTGAGCCGCAGAAATACGATCCATTGTCTGGTTGACAACATCAATCTCTGATTGCAAGGCAAAGGCCATTTTTTATCTCCTGTAATAAGACCGGGAGGCCCGAGCGCCTCCCGGCACTGGAGGGGAGAAAACTATTGTTTCGTTATCAGGCCGTCTTGCCCCAGACCTCGATCCAGATTTGACCGGAAGCGGATACATCCACACCAAGCGTGGCGCCGGCCGTTAATTTCATGGCCTTCCCAAGCGGCGATTTCCACATAAAGAATCCGCTTGCCGCATTCACAGCCACAAGTCCGATGTGTCTTGTTGAAACAGCGCCTCCGGAAGTTCCGGAACCAAACTCAATATTCATAGCTGTCGCTGTCCTGACATGAATATGAGTGATGTAATGCGATTTCCCTGTTGAGGCCGCTACCAAATCAGCCGCGCCGGTCAAATCGGACGATTCGTAAGACACATAAAACAGATTTCCTTCCAGGGGCAAATCGACAATATTGAATGTATTGGCTGCCATAGTTTACCTCATGATAAATGTTCATCCGGATACAGCGATTGTTCACAAACCGCATTGGATGGAGTCGTACAGGATACTCCGGTTCCATCTGCCGCGTACCGAGTTGTACTTCCTTTTTTTGGGTAATCCTGTGTTGCGCCATAAGACAATGGATCGGTTGCCGACAATGTTGCGTCAGATGCGTTCACTGCACAATATTGCTTTACCATTTCATCCAAGTCGGCCTCTGTAAACTGACCGCTGAATGGGGACTTGAACGGATTCCGTTTCAGCCAATAAATAAATCCGTATAGCGTTTGATCTGCTGTTGCGGCTGCCATAATTGGCCTCCTATTCGATTAAGTTTCCGTGTTTATCTCGCGGCCATACATTCATTTTGCTCTGGCCGAATCCGCACGTGGTTTGAATTTTTGTGCGATACGGAGGTTCGCCGAACCGGGTGCAATACCCGGCCCGGCTAGACCTTCGCAAGACCTCTTCTTTGAGGTCTTTTTCGCTCACATTGTTCGGAACAAGTTCCATCAGATTCCAACAGTCAACATGAACAGGGGGCCGTCACCGGAAGCGCTGCCCACCAGACAGTGCCCGGCAATCTGATCGGTTACGGGGTCTCCGATATTGGCCCGGACGTCGATTGACCCATCATGCCGGAAATATCCCGTCTTGACATAGGCCGCTCCGACTCCGGATTGCGGGGCAATAAAGATCGGTCCCCACGTTTTGATCCAGAGAAAAGCGGAGCTTGCCGCCGATACATTCGGCATCCCAAGGAATGCCAACGTACCAGACGTATTGGCCTGGCTGACACTGGCAAATGGGCTGGCGTAGACTTCGTAATTGTCCGAGGTTGTCAGCACTGTATCCAGCGGCCAGTCAAGCGTCAAGATCACGACGCCGGCCGAGGTGCTTGCCGTATTGGATACGATACTGCGAACCATTGCGCTTCCTCCGGCCGGGAAGATCACTACGTAGCCGCCGACAAGCTGATTCTCGGTAATACCGGCCTCATTGATCGTAAGCGTGGTATCCCCGATAGAAGCGGCCGCGGCAATGGTTTCTATTCCTGCTACTGCCTCGGTGGCGGTTACATGGACGGCCAACTGCGTGTTTGTGATGGCGGCCCCGGTCTTTGAATACTTGAAAACAGAACCGTCCCATCCAAGAAACCGAGTTCCAAAGTCATACCGCTGCGTTGATTCCGTAGCGTATATTCCAAGATTATTGGTTCCTGAAAAATCTTGCGGTCCTGAAAACTCCTTGAGCGGAGTATGCGGGTACTTCAATAATGTACTCATTGCTATTCTCCTGAAAAAGAGATTTTGTTTTTTTCAAAGAATCAAACGATCAAAAGAACCGGGTTTTTAGGCCGATGCTTTCAGGTTGATTTCCACAACCGCAGGACCTTCGTTTCGGACGGCCCCGCATGTCTGCGTACAGTACACCTGAACCGAATCGCTCAGATCGTGCCGAATGCTGATGCTAACCTTCGGTTCCTGGGGGGCCGAATAGCTGATAGACCCGGCCGCAAACGCATAACATTTCTTGCAGTCCGTTTCCGTAGTGTCCGTCAAAAGACGTGTGGACATCAGGAACTTGAAGCCCATGAATGTATCGATCTGGCCGGCCGCCAATGCCTTGACAGTATTGTAATCCGAACTCTTGACTTCCGTGGTATTCAGCATTTGGTTGATGTTGTACGGATTACAAAGGAAATACCGCTGTCGTTCCGGATCGATTTCTTCGTCATCCAGCAGTTGCTTGCAGGTCAGGAGCTTAGCAATCGTCAGGCCCGTGGCCGTCGTATCGCTGTGCGCCGATCCGGCCGCTACAATCGAACCATCACCGGCCACAAGACGGCACTCTCCGACAGCATAATTGGTGACAGAGGACGAACCCTCTTCGCCGACATAGACCGTGGCGCCAAGTGCGGCAATAATCTCATCGTCCTGTGCACGTCGCAGACCGGACAATTGGTTTTGTGTGTACGGACCTTGCGGATCAATCAGCAGTCGCAGTTTGTCCTGGTCGTCGATCAGATCGGCCGGAACCTCATAATCCACGATAGTCAGCCACCGACGACTGTGTGAGGCATCAGACACCGGCGTCGGCGCATGGCGAGTCGTTCGTTTCTGGGGATTTTTCGGGGCCAGCCGCTCAATTGCCATCCGCTTTCCCGTCATGGTTTCGAACCGGACGGTAGGACGCAGGATAGACTGTTTCTGCTGGCTCTGCATGAGAATGTTTGATTTGTATTGTTGCACAAAGGCAACTGGAATTTCGAGGGACATAGGACTATCTCCTAATCACAATTTTTCAATTTTTACATTAAAAAACGGTTTTCGGTGAATTGTCCTACATTCGCAGGATTCGACCTGCCGTTTTACGCCCGGTTACGGCGGCCTTCTATTCAGGCGGTCAATATGGATTCCGGTGAGGAATTGTCCATATATTAATTATTGCAACAGTTTACCACCAGTCTTCTGAGAATACAAGCGCTGAACTTCTTTTACAATTCGATCATGTTCCATCGGGTTCGTATTCCCGTCCAGGTAATGCGGATTTCGCATTAGCGAATCAATCTGTTGATCGATGTTCATGGACTTGGCGCCTTGGCCGAGGGAAGTATCGACTCCGTTGGATTCTGTAAAGTGTTTGTTCTGAATCGTAGCGATAAAGTCGGCAACCAGTGGATCATTCCCGATACGCTCAAGAAGCTGTTCTCTCTCTTCCCCGTCCTTTGTGTTTTCTTCAATGGCGGCATTGGCAAGTTGCAGTCTGGAATTGTACGCATCTCCCCATTTCTGCCGCAATTCCTGTTCGGCCTCTTCTTTCAATTTCGGAGTGGCTAATCCGAGGGCTTCTTTATAAAACGGAACCGGATCATTCCGCATGGCCTCTTCCGCCTTTTTCATGCGCAGCGCGTCGAGAGCCATCACCGCGGTAAACTGTTTCTGACTCAAATGGACCCCATGCAGCGTTTGTTTTGCCTCCGCCAGCATTTCATCATCCTGATAATACCGTTCCAGTTCAGCAGGAACCGTAAACGAATATCCTTCCGGTTTCTCCGGAACGTTCATGGCCTGTCGAAAGTCCCGAACCTGCTCCGGGGTGGATTTCTCATCAATCGGAAAAACACCTTTCCCCTGACTGGTCAGCTTGGTTTGCAGGTGAGTAATTTGATTGGTCATATCACCAATGCTTTTAATACCCAGCCATGCCGTATTTTTCCGGTGTTCTTCCGGAACGACCTGATTGTACCAACCGTCCTTCAAGGTTCCGTCCGGGTTCACATAGGAATCTGACTGTGCCGGTTGTGCGGGGGATTGAGAGGTCGGCTGTGTCGGCTCTCCTGTAGGCGTTTGAGTGGGTTGTGTCCCTGTGAGTTCTGTTCCGTCCATGATTTACTCCCCTTTCGGTTCTTCAATAATACAATCTTTTGTTTTTTGTTCCAGTTTCATTTCGATCTGGTATTGAATATAGCGATATACGGAATTGGCGCCAAGATTGTAGTTCGTCTGATTTGGATTAGAAGAATCAAAACATCCCTGATTTGGATTTGCCCGGCAGTATGTTCTCAGGTGTCGGAGAACATTTTGTCCGCTCTCGGAAGCGAATGTCTGCTTGAAATCACGGCTTAATTGATCCTGCTCGATATTCATGTTTTCTCCCTGGAAGGCCGCCATCCGGTGGCCCTCATTTTTCCATAGATATACCTTCTGGCCCGCTCGCTAATAGTGGACCCGAATTTCTTTCGGGCTGATTTTTTTAACTTTTGTTCCATTTCAACCGGCATTGTTAAGCTCCCACCCCGGCAAGCAATTGTTCGGCGGGCGATCCCTCTTCCGGCTTCTGGGACGTATTCTTAATGGCT